TATATCGTGGTGTCGAGTACACAAAAACTACTAAGTAATGGAGTACAAACACCAGAGCGAAGGTGGATTTGGCGTTGCTTATCCAGTCCAATTTTCACCTAAACCTGAAGAAAAAAAAGAAGAAGAAAAAAAATCTGACGCACAGTTAGAGACTCCTTCTTACTAAACAGCCGGGGAGCACCTCAGAGTCGGACTCCCCTGCCATTGGCTTTTGCCCTTACGAGGATACCAATAGCCGTCTAGACGGTGTGGATAGACACACACAAAAACTCGAGAAAATTTCAGATCTGAGAACGTAAAACAATACATTCTTATTAGAAATGGCTCATCAGTCAACAGGTAATAATACCTCACTAACCCGTCAGGGTCAATCAAACAGCACAGGCGACGCTAGAGCCCTGTATCTAAAGCTGTTCAGTGGCGAAATGTTCAAAGGATTTGAGCACAACGCTATTGCTAGAGACTTGGTGATGAAGAGAACACTCAAGAATGGTAAGTCTTTACAGTTCATCTACACAGGACACACAACCGCTGAGTTCCATGTACCCGGAAGGTCAATACTTGGTAACAGCGACGGTGCACCTCCAGTAGCTGAGAAGACTATCACTGTTGATGATCTTTTAATCTCAAGTGCATTCGTCTATGAGTTAGACGAGACATTAGCTCACTATGAGCTTAGAGGAGAGATCTCCAAGAAGATTGGATATGCTCTTGCTCAGAAGTATGACCGTTTAGTATTCAGAGCTCTTGCTCGTGGTGCTAGGGCTGCTTCTCCTATCACAAAGTCTGGCTTCGTTGAGCCCGGCGGAACACAAATCAGAGTTGGTACAAACAACCAAGCATCTGACGCATACAACTCAGCTTCATTGATTAATGCTTTCTATGATGCTGCTGCTGCACTAGATGAAAAAGGAGTTTCTACTGATGGTAGAGTTGGTGTTCTAAACCCAAGACAGTACTACGAACTTATACAAGCTGTAGGTTCTAACGGTCTTGTAAACAGAGATGAGCAAGGTGACTCATTACAAAAAGGAAACGGAATCATTGAGATTGCAGGCATCAAGATCTACAAGTCAATGAACATTCCATTCTTCAGTTCCTATGGTACTAAGTATGGTTCTGCTTCCGCAACAAACCCCGGTGTAACATCACCCGGAAACGTAGGATCTTTCGTCGGCGAAGCTGTAGAAGATGCTGCTAATGATGTAACTGGAATCAACAACGAGTATGGTGAAGAAACAGAATTTGCTAACTCTTGTGGACTTATATTCCAGAAGGAAGGAGCTGGTATTGTTGAAGCTATTGGACCACAGGTTCAAGTAACAAGCGGAGACGTTTCAGTTGTTTACCAAGGTGACGTAATCTTAGGTCGCCTAGCTATGGGTGCTGACTACCTCAACCCTGCTGCATGTGTCGAGCTTATTGCTGGTGCTGCTACAGGTTCATCAGGTAACGCTGCATTCTAATGCGTACATATACGGAGGGCTTCGGTCCTCCTTTTTTTATTTATAATTATGCCTTTTCCAACCACAAATGCTAACAAAGAACTACCCGCAATAAATCAGATATTATCCACATGTGGGCAGGCTCCTGTAACCACCCTAGACCAAACCAACCCGGACGTTGCGATTGCCTATGCTACGTTGTTACAGGTGACTCGTGAAGTTCAAGCTGAGGGCTGGACATATAACAGTGAGTTCCATGTTGTATTCACACCAGATACCAACAACGAGATCCCTATTGCTAATAATATATTACAACTAAAATTATCTAAGAACTCTGCCAACATGCAGTATGATGCTGTACGTAGGTCAGGTAAACTATACGATAGAATACATCACAGATATACATGGGAAGATCATCCTGATGGTGTCGAGTGTGATGTTGTATGGGAGTTTGATTGGATAGATCTACCAGAACCAATACAAAACAGTATTGTAGCTAGAGCTGCTGCTATTGTGTCTCAGAGAATCGTAGGAGATACAGCACAGTATGAGATGCTACAACAACAAGAAGCGTACGCTAGAGCATTAGCTATGGAGTACGAAACCAAGCAAGGACAGTTTACTATATTTGGACATCCTTACGACAAGACTAATTCCTACCCAGCTTATCAACCCTTTCATGCTTTAATGAGATAATGCCAGCAGTAACTCAACGAATTGACAACTACCTCGGTGGAGTATCTAGACAATCAGACGACAAGAAACTACCCGGTCAAGTCCGAGAGTGTCTAAACGCATATCCTGATCCTACGTTTGGATTAACTAAACGTACAGGATTTAAGTGGATCAAGAACCTAGGTACAGGTACTACCTATGATGGTGGTAAGTGGTTCTACATAGCTAGAACTGCGGACGAAAGATATATCGGAGTTATCACTCCTAAGCCTAACAGTGGCTACGGTGGTATATCTATATGGAACGTAGACGGTACAGTATGTAGCGTTACGATGGATACAAGTACAGCTGTAAATGCTGTGAACTACCTTACAGGTGCTCGCACAAACTACTCTGTACTTACTGTACAAGATACATCAGTTATTGTAAACAACTTACAGACTGTAGCTAAACAGCCTGATCCTAACTTTGTAGCTAACACACGTGCTACACTTGTACTTAGTGATACGGCTGTTAGTTCTACATACAGCGTAACTATGAACGCTGGAGGTGGTGCATCAGATCAAACCTTTACTACAACTACTGGTACTAGCACAACATACGACCAGTTACTTACAACATTAAAAAATGGTATTGATGCTTTCAATATCTCAGGATTGACAGTTACTAAATTTCTAGGTACACTAGAATTAGATAGAGTTGTAAGCGGTACACGTACTGCATTTGCTATCAGCTGTCAGGGTGGACCGGCTAACAACAAACTAGCTGTATTCCAAGACCAAGTAGATAACGTAGCACAGTTACCTATACAATCTTTTCAAGATCATGTTGTAAAAGTTATCAACACAGCATCAGTTAATGATACTTACTTTGCTAAGTTTGTAGCTGACAATGGTGTGTCAGGTCCGGGATTCTGGAAAGAAGCACGTGACCCTAGTAAATCAGCAGGGCTTGATGCCTCCACTATGCCACACGAGCTAGTAAACACAGCTCTGAATACATTTGTTTTTAGACAATTCTCGTGGGTAGATAGAGAAGTAGGAGATGATAATACTAACGCACATCCTAGTTTTGTAGGACATAAGATACAGGAAGCATTTTTCCATAATAACAGACTTGGATTCTTGTCTAATGACAACGTATCTATGAGTCAGGCTGCAAAGTATTTTAACTTCTATCATACTTCAGCTCAGATTATTACAGATGCTGACCCTATAGATCTTAGTGCATCTACTATACGACCAGCTAACTTACATGCAATTATTCCTACTACACAGGGTCTTGTTTTATTTAGCAAGAACCAACAGTTTCTACTTGCTTCTGCTGACGGTGTACTTACACCAGCATCTACTACTATACGTACTATATCAAACTACGAGGTAGATATATTAGTAGATCCAGTGGACATGGGTACAAACATAAACTTTCTTAGTAAGACACCGAGTTACACACGTGTATTTGGTATGATTACCAGAGGACAAGACGAGAACCCACAGGTACTCGACGTAGGGCGTGTTGTAAACGAGTGGATACCACATACTATAGATACACTTATAGCTAGTCCACAAAACCAGTTTATAGCTATGTCTGACCAAGACAACAAAGAGGTTTATTTCTATCGTACATATAACGATGGTAAAGAGACTATTGTTCAGTCATGGTTTGAATGGAAACTACCCGGTACAGTACAAACTATAGCTATTGACTCTGATGACTTTTTGGCTGTAACTAAACAGGGTAATCAATTTACATTATCTAAAGTTAGTCTTAGTCAGAGTCCAGAAGACGCAGTTATTGTTAATAATGATGGACAAAAAATTAACCCATGTATTGATCTCTATGCTCCGCCTAGTTCAGTGGCTTATGATAGTACAAATAACTTTACTAAGTGCTATCTACCTTGGGCTAATGTTACAGGCTTAAGTCCTGTACTTATTATTAAAGGTACTACAGCTACAGGTCAGTTTATTGAATCTGGATTTACTATCTCACCTACTATTGCAAGTGATGGTACAGGTACATATTTTAAAGTACCACTTAAAAACCTGACAAGTATAGCGAGTGATATTATTATTGGATGGAAGTATAACTTTGATGTTGAACTATCCAAAACATACTATCGAGTTGATGAAGCTATGGCTAAGACAGACTTTACAGCTAACTTAACAGTTGCTCGTATGAAGTTTGCTGTAGGATTGTCAGGAGTTATGGGCTTTAAATTAAAGTCTAAAGGTATACGTCAAGGTAAGAGAGAGTACACAGGAGACGGATCTACTACAGTATTTAGCTGGAATGAAGATGACTTATCATATATAGATCAGGACCAAATAAAGGTTAAACTAGATGGTGTTGTAACTACAGCTTTTACAGTTACAAACAACACTACAATTACATTTAACTCTGCACCAGCTAACGGTGTAGCAATACTTATATATTTAGATGAGTGGTATAGTCTACAGCCTGTTATTGAGGCTGACAACTACCTAGCCAATGACATTGCATTGACAGGAGAAACTATATTCTCATTACCTATACATCAAAAAACAGAAAACTTCCAGCTAAGACTATTTAATGATTCTCCATTCCCAGTGGCATTAAACTCTATGATGTGGGAAGGACAATACTCACCTAAGTTTTACAGGAGGACATAATATGGTAGCTGGAGCTATAATAGGCGGAGCTATATCAGCTGGTGGTGCTCTTATTGGAGGTAGTAGAGCTGCAAGTGCTGCTGCTGAACAAGCAGAAAAACAGAACGAAGCTTCTTTCTCTCTTC